CCACCAGCGCCCGCGAAAAGAGCCAACTCATTCACGCGCCGCTCCATTCTTCTCGACGAACGCCAACGCGATCGGCAACGCCTCCGCACACGCGTCGCCTGTCAACTGACGAGTGGGGTCAGATCCGACCGATGGCCACCACAGTTCACGCACCATCGCCGCAGTCGTACTTAATCCGCGCCGCTCAAACTCTTGGGCAATCAACCCCCGCGCCGCCAGCAATCCCGCTCGGAACAGTACGTCGGTCGGCTCGTGCTTAAGCTCGACGCGGACGCAACCTTTGCAATCCTTGCAATCACTCATTGCTTCACCTCGAAACCAAAGAACCGCAGAACCGCCGACCACAACCAAGAACGACGCTTGCGGTCGCAAGGTACGACGCTCGACGTCTCGGTCGAGTCGATGTCGGCGTCACAAGAAAACAAGACCGCGTCGCCATACGTGAGCGGGTGCTCGTTCAGAATTCGACCGTCGTCGGCGACGACGTCGTACAGTGGTTCGTTCATAGACTGATCCTCATTCTTCCCGATTCGATCACGATCTTGGCGTGCGTGATCTCGGTTCGGTTAATTTGCCTGCGGCTCTGCAGATCCTCGATCGCCGCCTTCTTGTCTCGCACCGCCAAGCGACGCTGCTCGCAACCTGCGATGCACGCCGCGCAAACCTCTTCCTCGCGCACCGACAGTGGTCGGTGACACATCGCGCAATCCGGCATAGTTCCTGCCCTCCATTCGTTCGCAAATCACCTCGATCACTTCCCGCACCGTTTCTTCGATTCGCCGCTTGGCGAGCGCCTTGGCCTCGTACTGGAGTACAAACCACCCCAGCCGCTGAGCGATGTTGAGTCGCTCGTAGTCGCGAGCAATTCCACCGCCAGAGCTGTGCCCGACTCTCTTGCTGCCCCACGTTCCACCGTGGCACTCGACGATGACGCGCGGCGCCACCCAGGCGAAGTCAGCCGCGAACTTGCGACCAACTTCCAAGGCGAATAGGTGCTGACGTTGGGGGTCAGGCCAATCCGTCGGCTTGAATCGTTGCCACGCCTCCCAAAAAGCGTCCTCGTGTTTGCTCATGCCGTCCTCTGCTTCCGTGCCTTCCGTCTCACGACCGACTTCGGCCGCTTGCCCGTGTCGATCGTCGCCACTTCGATCTGTCCCGACTGCTCCAGGTCATTCAGAGCCTCGTTGCGCTCGCGGGCCGTCATGTATTGCGTGCGCCGCGTCAGCTGCGTCTTGGTAATCCCGCCGTAGCCGATCTCGCGTAGGAGTCGCTTTTTGCGGGCTTCCGTCTGGTTCTCCGCGACGTGTTCTTTGCAGCCGTGGAGTAGTCTCCGCGTCAGCCAGTTGGCCAGCCGAATACCCCAATCGACATCGGCGCGAATGATCGATTCGGGGACGCAGCGGGCCCGACTGCACGCGTGCAAGAGTGCCAGCTTGGCCGACTTCTCGCCGCACCGTGACCACAACGCGGCCCGCAGCGGGTGCTCGTTCACGCGCCGCTGGTTGATGCCGCGTACGTGTTCGGAAAATCGCTCGATCGCTTCCGGCGTGTGGGGCACCAGCTTCGGAGTCGGCGACAGCTCGGCGAGGTTTCCGCCCGGCTTGAAGTCGATCCAATGGCGCACCATCCGCAAGAGGACTTCTGGCGGGTCGACAATCTCGATCTCCGATTGCATTTCGACCGTGTAGCCCCGGCCCTCGAACACCAAGAGACGACCGATTAGCCCCTCGCCCACGTTCGCGGTCGAGAGCGAATCCCAAAAGCTGTCAGGGGTCGCCGTGCCGTAGATCACCAGATGCGGCTGGTCGATCGTCTTGATTTTCTTCGCGTCGGCGTAGGCGTCCGCCTTCCAAATCGTGTCACTTGACGTGAAAAGCTGCATCAGGACCGTGATGCAGTTGTAGAGGTGCGGCGACCTTCTTGGATCTTTGCAGGTCTCGAGTAGTCGACCCATTTCGTCGAGCTGCATCAGACAGGCGGGTGTGTCGCAGACCGTGGTGACGATACCGGCGTGGCTGCCGACCCGCTCCGAGCCGAGCAACTCGGCGCCACCGCTCAGCGTCAGCAGTTTCTTGTTGACCTGGCGGGCTCGCTCTTTGCCCGTACCGCTCTCGCCGAGCGACAGAACGTAGACGTTGGTCCGCGTGTCGTGCTGGTCGCGGACCTTGCGGCCCGTGATCGTCGAGAGCAGGGAAACCGCCCCAGCCAAGGCAAGCTCTGGCTGAGGGTAAAGCGACGTCGAGAGCGTGTAGTCGACAATATCAGACAAAAGACCCGGCGGACGCAGGCACTCGTACGGGAACGGCTCGACCGCGTCGGCGACCTCTTCAACGTCTTCCTCTTCGTCGTCGTCGTCGATTCCGATCACGCCGACGATCGCCGATAGGTCAACGCCGGGATCTGGTCGCAAGGCGTCGTCGTAATCGTCGTACTCTGGACGGCCGAGGGCCGACGATAACGCGTGCCAGTCTCCCATGCCGCACGACGCGTGGAAGCAGTGGCCGCCCATCGCTCCGCTAGGCTCCTGCGTCACCACGCAATCACGCGGACCGCTCGGCGTCGAGTGGGAGCCGGCGCCAGGGCACGGAATGAACCAACGCCGCGTGCCGTCGTCTTGCGTGTCCGTTCCGAGCACTTGCACGCCGCGACGAGCAAGCCACCGGGGGACGTCGACACGGCCTTTTTCCTTGAGTTGTGGAGCAGCCGGCGCGGGTTGATCGAAACGCGACAGCAGCCAGTCGATTGCCGCTTGCTGGTTGGTGACGTCTCCGGAGAACCCTGGCAGGCATTGGCCCGTGAAGCAGAAGTAGCGAGCCTGCTCGTAGATCTCGATCCCTGGATTCTTGTCGCCGACCTTTGGCGCTTCGATCTTCAGCTTACGGCCACGGCCTCCTGGCAGGCTCCCGTAGGCGATTACATGCACGCCGGTCCCGCTGGGCGACCACTCGGCATAGGTGCCTCGAAACCGCTGCAAGATATCCCAGGCCCAGCCGTCGACCGCTCCGTTGTGGTAGCAGGCATCCAGGTCGATCCCTACCATCCCGCCGGAGAAGACAAACCCCAAGCCCGTGTGGCGTGGAGCGGCCTCGAGCGCCTCGTCGAGCCCGCACCAGGTCGACGAGTCGTTTGACTTGGCCGGCGTGCCGTTCGGTTGCACGGGCAGCTTGCGGCCGTTCTCGTTACGCCAACAAACCCACTGGACGAGTTCGGCGAGCTGGCGCGGGATGTTGTCTTCCGTGAGCATTGCTAAAACGGCTCCTCATCACCCGCCGCAAACTCAAACTCCGCATCACCGGCCTGTAGCCGTGGCTCCCACTCTTCGCGCGGTGGTCGCGGGTCGAGCGTGTACTCGAGCACCCGCCACCAACGGCCTTCCTTCCGCGCCACGATTCGCGTGGGCGTCGCCACAGCGCCTGCGTGCCACAGCTCGACCGCTTCGTCGACCGTGCTCACCGGCTGCTCGCAGCGTTTGCGCCACCAGTCGCGCGCCTTCTGGCCGGCGAAACCGTCGTGCTCCAGGCAAACCCATTCGCTGATCACTTCGACGGTCAGATTGCCTTTGGCGTCGGTCGGTTGGCACTCGTAATCGACACGTAACGACGTCGTGCCTTTCTTCTGGTTGTCGTGCCGGCGGACGTTCACCGCTTCGACGAGGAAAGCCACGGGCTTGGCCTGCGCGGCCAGCAGCGTCGCTTGCTGTTCCGCCTGCTCGCCGTGTCGCGGTCCTTCGTTGATCGGGAACAGAAACCCGCACTCGCACTGGCGAGTTTGGACCATCAGCTCCGCTTCGCAGTTCGGGCACGCCTTGAGCGGAACTTCGCCCGCCTTCACACCGTCGCCGCGGCGGTCGCTCGCTTTTCCGTACTCCGGATCATCGAGCGGGCCGTGTCGCTGGATATTCCCGCCAAAATCGAGCACCAGACAATCCTTCTTGCCGGGCGCCATGCGAAAGCCCCGGCCGACGATCTGGGCGAACAAACCCGGAGAGCACGTAGCCCGCAGGATCGCGATCGCGTCGACGACCGGCGCGTCGAAGCCAGTCGTGAGCACGTCGACGTTGACGAGCCACCGCAAACGACGTTCGCGGAATAGTCGGACCAGTTCAGCGCGCTCAAGGTCGAGCGAATCGCCCGTGATCACTCCGCACCGCTCTCCCGTGATATCTTGCACCGTCGCGGCCACGTGCTCAGCGTGCAGCACGCCAGCGGCGAAAAGTAGAATCGACGTCCGGCCGACGCAGCGTGTGACGATCTCGGCGACCGCTCGCCGCGTGATCGCGTCCTTATCAAAAGCCTGCTCGACGTCGGACGGGATAAACTCGCCGCCGCGAATTCGCAGGGCGTGCGTATCGACCGAGCCGTCCGCCGTCTGGTTGGTGATTTCGGCCAGAAACCCTTCCTTGATCAAGCGAGGTATTGACGCCTCGTAACAAACCCGCTGAAAGATCCCGTCAGGGCGACACAAAGCCCCTTCGCCCGTGCGGTACGGCGTCGCCGTCAGACCGATAATTCGCACGTGCGGATTGATCTGGCGCAGGTCGTCGACGAATGTGCGATATCGCCCTTCCGACTTGAGCGGTACGAGGTGAGCCTCGTCGACGATCACCAGGTGGCGAGCGCCGAACACGTTCGCCTTTTGGTAGCAGCTCTGGATTCCGGCCAGCACGATCTCGCTATCCGAGTTCCAGCGACGCAGGCCAGCCGAAAACAAACCGATCTTTCGCAGTGGCAGGAGTCGCGCGACCTTCTCTGCGTTCTGTTCGATCAGTTCTTTTCGATGCGCGAGCACGATCACGCGACCGCTGAACCGCTCCACCGCGTCTTGGCACAGCTTCGCGATCACGAGCGACTTGCCGGCGCCCGTCGGCAAGACGATGGCGGGATTCCCACGTTCGTACGTGAGGAACCGCCACGCGGCGTCGACTGCTTCGGATTGGTACCAGCGGAGGTGCATGAACTGGGACGCCTGCGAATAGGAAAAACACCCGCCAGCAACGAGCTGGCGGGCCGACGAACGCTAAGAGAGAACCACGTTCGTCGAAGGGCATGGGCGGGAGTCGAACCCGCGCGGTCGGTCACCAGGAGATCAGACCGACGGCCACCGTCAGGCCAGCCACGCCACAGGGGAACTACTCCTCGTCGCCCTCGTCCTCTTCGTCCTCGTGCTGCTCCTCGTGCCAGCGTTGGACGATCGCTTCGACCTTGTCCCACTGCTTGCGAGTCAGCTTCTTCGGCTTGTCACCCAGTCCGAACTTCTGCGCCTCTTCGGCGTATTTTCCCAGCGTGATATTGCCGAGTTTTTCGAGCACGGTCGCCTTGATCGCGACCTCATCCTTGAGCACTTCGGACAGCGGCACCAAACGCCACTCTTCGCCGTCGCCCAGTGGCAACTCTCGCTGACGACTCGGGGCCGGTGGCAACGGGTAGACGTACGGCTTCTTAAGTTCCTTGGCCAAGTTCCTCAGCCGCGAATGCCATTCGTCGATCGCCGACTGACACGCCTTCTTGCGATCGTTGGCGGCTTCGAGTGATTCCTTCGCCTGCTCGATCTCCTGGCAGGTTTCTTGCTGGGCTTCGATCAGTTCCAGCGTGCGCGTCGTCGATTCGTTCTCGTACCACTCGACCGACAGTTCGTCATCGCCAGCCAGCTCGAACTCTTCGTTGATACGCTCGGCAACAAGCTGGGCGAGCGTGTCTTCCGGCGCGCTCTCCCGCATGTATTTTGAATAGACATGCTTTGCCATCGCCGCTCGAAAGACGTCGTCGAAACTGCCCTCGTGCGTCTTGATCTGGTGGATCAGTCGGTCCGCGTCGGCTTCGACGTCCGACAGGTGGTGTTCAGCTTTCTTTGCCATGATTTCCTTCCTCAATCTCCCCGTCCCAATACAACTTAAGAACGTTCGACAACTGCGACGCCTGCTCGACCGCCCACGTGCGACGCAAGGCGATCGTTGAAAACAATGGCGAGCGTCGCACCCGCACCGACTTCCCCGCGTTGTCAAAACACTCGACGCGAAAGCGGTCGCCGTCGCGCGTCACTGTAATTCGATTGCAGGGCATGGTCTGTTAATCCAATGAACTCGGTTCCCTCGCCGGTCCTAGCCACGCGCGGCCTAGCCACGCCATGCCCTGCCATTCCATGTCTTCAAAAACTCACCAAGCGGCCGGCGGTAGTGGTTCGTGCAAAACCGCCGGCCGCCTAAGTCACAACGACTACGACCACGCCTTGCCGGGCGCGCTCGAGGTGAGCGGGGGCGGCTGCTTGTAAACTCCACCGGCCGGCGGCGGAGGCATCGGACCGTGACCAAATGGGTCGAGCTCTTGCGGCGCGGCCTGCTGCGCGAACTGGTGCGATGGCGCCGCTTGCTGGGAGTTGATCGGCTGCTGTTGCGGACGGCCCGCGTTGCGGTGCTTGTAGCCGGTAATCTGATTCCGCTTGTTGCCCTTGTCGTCGTCGTCGACTTTCACTGTGACGATCAACGGCCGGTTGTGCAGTTCGACCGTGTCCTTCGGCGACATCACTTCGACTGCGCGGCACAATGACGACAGCTCGGCCCAGGCGATCTTCTGCGCCACTTCGTTCTGGTGGCGGATGTTCAAATTCCCGTACAGTATGCGATTCTGGAACGGGCCGTTGATTACTTGGAACTTGAGCGAAAGGATTTCACCCGTGTTCCGCGTGTTGTTTTTCCGAACGCTCTCAACCAAAACGACTTGATAGTCACCCGCCGGGATCGCTCCCATTTCCTGCGCGGGCTCAACTTCGTTCGCGTTGAACCCCAGATCAAAAATATCAGCCACTGATAGGCTCCTTCTGCTTGGATGAACCGTCCGTCACAATGCCCGCGATATTGCCGGCTGGCGTCTTCGGCCAGTGAGCCTGGTACGCGGACCACTCCAGCTCGATCTCCGGCGGCAAACTCGGCAGCCGGTTTTTGGCTTGCACGCCCGCACTGTGGCGAGTCTGAATGAAGCGGTCGTCTTTCCCGACCGCGATGTTGCGCTGTTTCGAAAATCCCGCGTCCTCCTTGCGGATGAAGACGCGGAAGGCGGCGAAGAACACTTCGTCGGCCCATTCGCGGAGCATCGACGCGGCGGTCTTGTGCAGATCGGGCGCGAACTGCTGATAGGCTTCCGTCTCTGGCGAGTCGACCTTTACCGGCTGGCAGTGGCCCAGCAGAATGATGTTGACGCTGCGCTGTTCGCGCAGCACATCGAGCCCGCGGAGCAGATCCGACCAGATGTCCGACGCGGCCACGTAGCCTTTGCCGAAGCCCTTGTCATACTTCTCGATGCTATCGACCTTGCCATTGGCGCACACCTGTCGCCAGATCACCTTCTCCAACCAGTCGACGGTGTCGATCACGAGCGACTGGTAATCGTGCGGTTCGCGAATCAGCCAACTGATCGAGTCGGTAACCTGCGAGTAGGTTTCCAGCCGCTCGGTCTTCTCGACGTCGAGATCACCGATTCCGTCTTCAACGTCCAGGAAGATTGGCCGTGGCGCCTTGGCGGCCCAAGTCGACTTGCCAACGCCCTCCTGCCCATACAGCAACACCCGCCGCGCGCGGGCCTTTGGTCCCTTCAGAATCTTCACCGGTTCGCTCTCCTGGTTTGCAAGGTCTCATACAACGAAAGAAAGATCATGGCGGCCGTGTCGGGCTCGTAGCAGATTGGGTAAACGGTCGACAGGTAGATCGCTTCCGTCTCTCCATGCCACTTGACGCCGTCACGCATCATGAGGTGTCGACGCTCTGCGAAGAGCAACGCGTTGTCGATATGCCGCACGCGATCAATGCGAGTGCCGATTTCACAGTCGAGCGACTCGCCAATCACCTGCTCAAACTTGCGCTCGAGCGCTCGATAGGCTTCGCCGAGGTACTGTTTCAACGGTCGGCAGACGTCCCCGAGGTACGCTTCGGCCGCGTCGTGAAGCAGGCACTGAAGCTGCGTCTCGCAGTCGTATCCGAACACCTCGTCGGCGACTCGAGCGCAGTGGATCGAGTGCTCTGCCACCGAATAAAATTCGTCGATGTGCCCGCCAAACCGACAGAGATTGGCTAGCGAGTGCGCGATGTCAACGATCCGGATATCGGCGGGCTGCGGGTCGAGCAGGTCTACATACCCGCCAGACCACGTTCGCAGCGTCGTGCCTTTGATGATGGTTGCCATGTTCGTATACCAAGGAAAAAAGTCGCCGGGGCGGGAACCAGGCCGTGAAGGGAGTCAGCGTGATTACGCAACGCCCCGGCGACCACGTGGGTTAGTTGACGTGACAGCTAAGCGACGCTTGCCAGTGGGCCGCACGCACGCGACGATCGCGGTGAATGGCCTTGAGCATGTTTGATAGCAACGACACGACTAACAGCGCGTCGGTCTTCAGCGCGGGGATCTTCTTGACGGCCGCTTCCAAAAACTCGCCAGTCCGCTGAGCGAGAGCGACTTCGCATTGACCATAGACGGGCGACTCGGCTTCGAACGGTTCGTCGGGTGCTCCGACGTCCGTCGTAAGGTTCAGGAGCAGCTCCGCCCGCAGAATACGTTGGCACCATGCCGGAACTTCTTTTGTCGCGACCATCAAACCGGCCGCATGGCCACGTCCGAGCAGCACGTTGCACGCCACAGTGCCCGTGACCAGATCCGTCGGCATCGAACACAAACCACACTCGGGAACAATCACGCGAAATTGCACGCCCATTGAAAAATTCTCCTGGTGACCGTCCAGGCGGGCCGGCTCCCAGCCGACCCGCCATCGACGATCCGACTGCTTGACTTCGTGCCAAGCCTCTCGACTCCGTTCGACTCCTCAACCTCCAACTCCTGACAAGCGGGCCGGTGACGCTACGAGCGTCTCTGCTGTGTCGCAGTTCCTCAAAACAACCCAACAGCCGGCCCGTGTTTACACCTCAACAAACTCTCCGGCGTCATCCATCCGATACCATGTATGCGACCTTAGTTTCCCGTCGCTGCCATCGCCGCATCCGACTTCGCGACATCGCATTTCGCATCGTTCATCACGCGAGTTCCACCATGCCAGAGCGACGCACCCGAACGGCCCAGACTGGGCACGCGAGTTGACTCCCGAACAGACAGCAGGGCTGCACTCGCCACTGGTCGCGGCGGATGA